CCCACCTCTGTCGCCCCTCGGCAGTGCTCAAATCTAATTTGGCACTGCTCTCATTGCTCCATCGGTTCCTGCTCTTTGTGTAGCAGAGGTCAACGATTGCCCCTGCTATCCTGTCCGCCACCTTGTCCGGGTGGCTTGGGTTCACTTTCTCAAACATGATTTTGTCGTTTTATGGGGGTTATTTGTTTATTTTGCTTAACCATTGGTCGTACACTCTCGATGCGACTTGTGCCATCATAACGGGTGGGACACTCATGCCGCAGATGTAGTAGTACGGCTCAGTCATGAAGTCGTAGTCTTGTGGGAATGTCGAAATGCAACAAACCTCGGACTGATTCGGCTTGCGGTACTCATCGAATAGATAGAGCACATCCGAATTGCTTGTGAGGGTAGGGCTGACTTCATCATGCTTCAGGTAGTAATTGTTGAAGCACTTATCCTGACCCCATTCACGTGTGATGGTGTCCCTAAAGTTTGCATCCTCGGGCTTACGCTTTTGCCAATACTCTGACATCTTGCCTTTCGATGCTGGGCGGTCATCCACTCCTGGCTGATAGCAGTCGGCAAAGATAATCGGCTCTTCATTGAAAGTCAGGTCGATGTCGGGGTAACTCTCGAAAAGGTCACAGCGTTGTGGGATGTAGTCGAATAGGTCTTTGCGGATAGCCGTGAAGAATACTCGCTCACGTCGTTGTGGCACTCCCATCAGGCTTGCATTGCAAAGGGTGTGGCAAACCTTATAGCCGGCTTTGTCAAACTCCTCATAGATGCGCCTCACATAACTGATGGCCTCGCCAATCAGCAAGCCTTTCACATTCTCGGCAATGACAATCTTCGGTTGCAACTCCTTCGCCAAGTCGATGAAGTCAAAGAATAGGGTGTCGAGCACTTGCATTGCCTGCCCCTCTCGGAACTTCTTCTCCTTGCCCCAATCTTCATCACGGTTGCCTGCCACGCTGAATGATGAGCAAGGGGGCGAGCCGTCCAGAATGTCGAGGTTGTATAACTCGGCGGGTAGGTCTTTCCTCAGCTTGAACTCCTGAATGGGTGCAAGGTAGTTCAGCCGTGGGTGATGGTTCGCCACATAGACCTTGTTCATGCGTGGGTCTATCTCGTTGCAACCTATCACATCAAACCCTGCCAACTTGTAGCCCATCGTTGAGCCACCTCCGCAGGCAAAGCATGAGAACACCTTGCCCTTGTCTTTCGTAAATCAGGCGTCTTTCAACGTCCATCGGTATGGAAATTTGTGCATATTCGTGTAATTCGTGTTCAAAAAGAAAAGAGCCGACACCCGTCAGCCCTCTTACATCATACATCTTACATCTTACATCCCGAAGGTCATCCCTCCAACTCACCGCTTGGTGGGTTGTTGTTACCACCGCCCGCGCCCGTCTGGGTGTTGTCATCGTCGGTCACGGTATTCTCGTCGGTCTCTGCCTCGGTAGTCCACGAGAGCGATGCACCCTTCACAGCGGCAGCGATGTCATCACCGGCCTTGTAGTTCACCTTCGGCTTCATGTCGGCCAACTTGAGGTTGTCGGCGTTCTCGTCCCACTTGCCGTTGACGGCGGGGTAGAGCTTGCCCAGCACGCCCAGGTCAACGATGTAACCCTGCTTGATGCTGTCGGCGATGCCGTCGATCATCATCTTGCAAGCCAGCTCAGCCTCGCGGTAGTCGAGCGTAGAGCCGTGGGTGCTCTGCTTCACGATGTCCTCAAACGACTTGGTGCCGTTGGCGATCACCTTGCCGTAGTAACCAGTCTTCTTCACTCCGTCGATTTTGCGGACGAGGGTGTTCTTTTTGATTTTAATCTTCAATGCCATGTTGCTTTGAATTTTATGGGTTGTACATTTTGTTAATTTTTCATCAGCATAAGCCAGTTCCGCGGCTACCTTAAGGTAGTTTGGAAACTGGCATAAGCCAATCTATTTATCGGCTGAAATCGTGGCGGGGGTTTACCGAGCGATGGCTGATGGCTGAGGGATGAGGGGTGGGGTCAGAAGTTACCGCTGTTGACGGTCTTTTTCGAGTGGAAACGGGTCGTCTATATACTTGCCTACAACAAGAAACTGCTCATGTCCCCAGCCGATTTCGCACGATACTATGTGACTCGTGCCATTAAATTGCTCGTTTTGCTCAAACAGCAGTTCGTACTTGCACATTCTTTCATTGTAGCTGACAAGTGCGCGATAGTATGGTTTGAGGTCGGTCTTTGTGGAAAACCTGCCTACCATGTCGTATTCGTGCAGATGAACATTCACGATGTCACCCTCAAAGATGCGAACGTTCATCGAGTCCTGATAGCCGGTGTACTGCCCGATTGTCTCAGGCTGCACCTGCTCATTCATCCATCCGCTCTCATCGTCCCAATAACCGATAGCCCATTCTTCGTCCGATGGGTCGGTGCCAGTCTTGAACAGGTCGCCGTATATCCACCGAACGTCTTTGAGCGTCTTTGCTCTGAATTCGATTTCTCTCATACGTCAGTCCTTTCTGTATTTCTTGATTTCCTCCCGATACTCCACGTCGAAGAAGTGGCGCATCTTCGGGCATGAGCCGTTGTAACATATCTCGCAGTCGTGGTGCCAGCCAGGGGACAGCGACGTGAGCGGCACTTTCTCCGTACACGTATTGCATGGGTTGTGCTCCTCGCACCACTTGTTGAACGGTTTCATCCGTTCGATGTCCTCCTTGATTTGCTTTTCGCGCTCGTCTTTGGCGACAACGATTTTCTCGCGGTGCTTCTGGTCGAGCACGTACTTCGGTGGCACTCCCCACCAGTTGCTCTCAAAGTGGAGCTTCTGCAAGTCCATGTACCTTGTCTTCTCCGACGGGCCGTTGATGTAACAGTTGTACTCGGTCATGTAAGCGATGATTTCGTAGATGTGGAACATCAGTCCCTCGCTGTCAATCTGTTCGTAAACGTCACCCTCCGCATTCTCAGCGTGAACGTCGTAGCATGGCTCTTCGTAGCCAAGCCGCTCTACATTGATACGGATATTTCGGTCATATCCGAATGTGCAGAGCAATAATGTTAATACGTCTTTTCCTGTCATAGTTCCTTATAAATTCGTTCAATTCGTTCAATTAATCCCGCTGTCGCGGTCTTGACTTTGCTCACGCTCGGCAATGCTCAAACACGTTTGGCATTGCTCTCGCTTACTCGCAAAGTTCGTGTTCAAAAACGAAGAGAGCCGACACCCGTCAGCCCTCTTACATCTTACATCTTACATCATACTTGCGCCAATGGCCGCACCAGTCCCCACTCCGCAAACTTCTCGAAGCCGCCGAGGGTGTGGATGTAGAGCCTTGCCTGTTCCACGATGTCCTTATACGGGATGCCGTTGCCTATCGGCGAGCTCTGTCGCGACTCGGCAATGCTCGAATGAGATTCGGCATTGCTCTCGCTGCTCCAGACCTTCACGGTTTCATCACCAATGGAACACGATGCCGTCACCTGATGACCCGTGCGGATGCTCTCCAGATAGCACCTTTAGAGTCCCCCGCCAATCGGGGGACGGCTATAATGCAGGGGGCTGATTGAACACGACGACCATCGAAGGGAATGGTGCGCCCTGCTCAGCGTTTCCAAACTTCAGCCGTCCACGGATGAACCGCAACTCGGCTTTGTGGTAGATGTAGTCGTGAAAATACGACGTGTCGGTTCGTGCTGGGATAAGCATCACGACCAGCGCACCCTTCTGCGCTTCGTCGTGACACTTCTTCACCCATGCACCAATGGCGCGACCGTATGGCGGATTGCAAAACACGCGATGCCCTTTCCAGTCCTGTTTCAGCCCGTCTTGCTCCTTGGTGAAGTAGGTCGGGCACTTGTGGTTCTCGTCATTGGCACAAGGATCAAGCGTGAAGTGGAACTCTTCATTCAGTCGGTCGAAGAATTCCTGCGGTGTCGCCCATAGGTCGGTGTTCGATGTGAATAGTCCTTTGTTTATCATATCATGCTGCTAATCTCATTTCAACCCCTGCTTTATAGCCGCCCCCTTGCCATAGGGGGCTCAAAACATGCGTCGGGGGCACACCACGAAAAATTCCGTTATCACCACATCTCACTCCATGCTGCTGATTGGCAGCCAGGTGAATGTCCTGCGGCACGATGAGCGCACGCGTCTCGAAGCCCTCACCGGCAATGCGGCTCACGATGGCCTCGATGTCCTCCGCGCTGATCTGCTCGCTCGTTTCCACTTGGATGTTGCACTCGCCGTGACCGATGAGCACCTCACAGGCCACCTTCGGGTTGGCTTGCGCCCACCTCTGTCGCCCCTCGGCAGTGCTCAAATCCAATTTGGCACTGCTCTCATTGCTCCATCGGTTCCTGCTCTTTGTGTAGCAGAGGTCAACGATTGCCCCTGCTATCCTGTCCGCCACCTTGTCCGGGTGGCTTGGGTTCACTTTTTCAAACATGATTTTGTCGTTTTATGATACTACCAACGTTTAACTAATCTTGATTTCGGCTCAAATCCCCAATGGATGCGGATGCGGTCACGTCTGATGGTTTCGTTACGTGTTGCCGTAGCCTTCACCACACGAGCGGCACGATGTTCTGCCGTCTCATTCTTGATTTGCTCACGCGCTGCTTCCTCACGGCTTATCAGATAGAGATTAGACAGGTCGCAGTTCTGGCGATTGCCGTCACGAAATGCGATGTTGTGTCCGTCGGGTATAGGCCCGTTGGCTTGCTCCCACACATAGCGATGCTTCAGCACCATTTTGTGCTCCATACTTACTTTCAGATAGACGTAGCCGTTTTCATCGATACGCTCATAACCTATGGGCTTCGTGTTGTGGGGAAGCTGACCTTTCTTGAATCGCGTCTGACTGCTGCGTCGTATGCCGTCGGCTGTCATAAACTCCTCGATGCGCTTGCCCTTGTTGGCTGGCTCCTGACCTTTGACAAATCGTGTGGCAATGCTCCGAGGGTGTTGCGAACACTTGCGCCCTACCTCTGCCAAGAACTCACGGCTTTTGCGAAGTCCGAGAGCCTTTGCCTTGTTCCAGATGCTCTTTTGGTCGTGCCGTGTCTTCACTATCAACACCTCAATGGGTGTGTCGGCATAGTGACGTTTCAGATAGGCCGTTTGTCGGTCAGTCCAAGGACGCTTCACGTTTACCTTTCTTCGCAGTCCGAGAACCTTTGCGCGACTTCGCAATGCCTTTTCTGTCACTCCTAATCTTGCCGCAAGGCTTCCGAGGTGTGCCGTAGGATAGAGTCGCCGCAGTAGTGCGTCACGTTCTTCGTTCCATACTTTCTTCATCGTCGTATGCTTTTGCAAGTTCGGGATATTCGTTGCGTAGTTGCTGATAGAGCACGGCAAAGGTGTTGCCCTTGTTCTTCGTGAACCATCGCACCATATAGAAGAAGTCGGGAATGTCTTGGGGTATTATTTCAACTGTCATGGCAATAATTCTTTAACTAACATGTCGGCCTCCTTTGGTCTTACCTTGATTGTTGCAACCCTTTCACATATCAGCGAAAAGTTCATCTTGCACATATTTCCGTCGGGGTCACGCTCGATAATCATCTGCGTTTTCTCTTCCCAGAAGTATTCGCAATCATTACGCAGGAATCTGCGAATGTCGGCAATGATAACACTCTTCGCTGCATCGGGTATTCCGTTCTTGTCAATCTTGATTACACTCCTTGCCATAGTCGTAACGCTCTTTGAGGTCAATTCCTAATTCCTCCGCTTTCGCCTTCATCAGTTCGATGTTGCGCCACGGGTTGCAATGCACCTCCTTGTGGCACTTGTGGCAAAGCATGATGCCGTTGCGGATAGACTGCCCAAGTTCGGGGAATCGTGCGAGAGGCAGAACGTGGTGCAACTCCATCGCCTCGTACTCAAACGGCTGTCCGCAATGTGGGCAACGTCCGCCCTGTCTTTCGTACAGCTTGCGCTTGTTCTCGACACAATGGTCTTTCACGTTGTTCCTGTACATCAAATCGCGGATAGGTCGTTTCTTCATCCTACAATTCGAGATGTAGAAGTACAACCGCCCGATGCGTAGTTTCTTCGCCCATCCTTTGCGCCATGCCCTCGGCTGCGAATGGTACGGCGGGTTGATGATAGTCACCTGCCCGCCGCTTTGGTTGAACTCCGTTCGAGCCTGCTCACGCTCGGAAATGGTCAAGTCCACTTGCCATTTCTCTCGCTTACCCGCAGCCTTCACCAACTCGCCAATCACCGCAATGGGTGTGTGGTAGGTCGGCTCTCCCGTCCGTCTGAAAATCTCGTTTAATGTCATAGTTCCTTATTCGTTCAATTCGTGAAATTCGTTTTCTTTTGCCCTTTGCCTTACGCCGCAATCCCGTTTATCGGGATAGCTCAAATCTGTCTGACTGCTTGCCTTCACGTCGCCCTTGGCCTATCGGCCTTCCTCCGTCGCGACTCGGCATAGCTCAAGCGGCAAGCCGTTTGGCTCTGCTCTCGCTGCTCCGTCGGTTCATCGCCAGGTTCAGGATGTTCGTGGCTATCGCCTCCTGCTTCGTCATCGGCGAGCCGTCCGGCTTCGTCATCATCGTGCCGTCCTTCAGCACCACCGGCGTATCCAGCTGCGAGAGCAGATACTCCTCCATTGTCTGTTGTTCCTCTTGCTTTGCCATAGGTCAGTCCTCTTTAATCTTTCCGATGATGTCACGCAAGCCTGTGAATACTGGCATGGGTACGGCCTTCACTTCGGGGAATACGAGATACTTCATCGCCTCGGGCAGTTCCTTTTCGACCGCCTTTTCAGTACGCAGGGCAACGAGCGCATCATATACTTGGTCGCCAAACTCATCACGCTCCTTTTCGAGCTGCTTGGCCTTGGCGTGCAACTTGCGGACTGTTTCGTATTCCTTGGCTTCGACCGTGATGTACGTGCTGTTGCCTGGAATCTTGAACGACAGCTTCACGGGAATGTTCGACTCGCGGCTCGTCCATCCGTCGGGATGTTCCTTGATGGCCGTGATGCTTGCACCCGTGCTGTAACCGAAATAGGTGCTATATTCGTTGACACAAGCGATGACGGGCGCAGGGATGTACTTTCGCACAAGTTCCTCACCCGCAGCGTTCAGTTTCTCGTAGGCTTTCTCAATCTTCTTCGAGTATGCCTTCTTCTTCATGTTCGAAGCGGCTTCCTCAGCCATTGTCTTTGTAATTCTTCTGTTCATAGTTCCTTTTATTTACTTGTTATTCATTCACCAGCATGGGCATGAGCAGCATCGTGATTTCCTCGCCCTGGTAGAGCGGGTCGTCGGGGGTGATGGTCACGGCACGGCTGGGGTCGGTGAAGTGGATGGTGACCGTCGGCTCGATGATGCGCGAGAGCTCGTCGATGATGCTGTCCGCCTTCACGCCCAGCGTCATGTCCTTTGCGCCGGAGTAGTCGATGCCGATGCGGTCGTTCGCCTCCGTCGAGAAGTCGAAGTCCTCGCCGTAGAGCGTCATCTGCTGGCCAGTGCTGATTTCGAGCTTCACCAGTCGGCTGCTGCTGTTGGTGAAGTGCGCCACGTTGCGCACCGCCTTCAGCAGGGCTTGGCGGTCGGCCTTCAGCGAGTAGGGCGCATCCTGCGGAATCACGCTCATGTAGTTGGGGTACTTGCCCTCGACCATGAGGAACACGAACGACATCACGCCCTGCGCGAACTCCACGGCCCGCTCGTCGAAGCTGACTGTCACCTCGTCGTCGCCATCGAGCAACGTGGGCAGCAGCGTGGCCGCTTTCCTGGTCATGATGAATGCGCCCGGCTCGTTCGCCACGCTCTCGGCATTGCGGATGAGCACATGACCGTTGGAGGCTACGATGTTCAGCGTGTCGCGGTCGGCTTGGTCGAAGTACATGCCGTTCATCACCGGTCGCAGATCGTCGTTGGCACAAGCGAACTGCGAGCGTTTCAGCACGCGCTTCAGCATACCGCTCTCCAGCGTCCACTCCGTGCGGGTGGCTTCGAGGTGTCGCGGTGTCGGGTACTCGTCGGCATTGTCGAGCGGCAGGATAGTCTCGCCGCTCTCGTGTTGGAGGCGGAACTTCATGTCGCTCTCGGTGGTGGCGAGGATGGTGACCGGCTGCTCGGGGAGTTCGCTCAGTGCGTCGCGCAACAGGTCGGCACCGATGCAGAACCGCCCGCCGCCCTCGCATCCCTGGAGTGCGAGCCGGTACGTCAGCCATGCCTCCGTGTCCGAGCCCGTCATGGTGATGGTCTGCTGCTGTTCGTCCACCATGCAGAGCACGTCGCCCAGAATCGGCAGAGCGTTCTTTGAGTTAATCACTCGGCAGATGTTCTTTACTGCCATTTCTAATGCTGTCTTTGAAATTATCAGTTTCATAGTTGCTTATTCTTATCGTCATAAATCTGAATCGTTATACTGTCCTTGTTAGTTCGCATGTAGAACACGAATCCGTTCCACGTCATCGCCTGTGTGTCGTATTCCTCGCACCATTCTTGGAAGTAGAACTCAAAGGCTTGTTCGTAAGCCTCATACAATGGCCGGCTGCTTCGGTTGTCGATAATCAGCCTTTCTCTCTTCGGTCGTTTCATAGTTCCTTATAAATTCGTGTAATTCGTGGTCAAAACTAATCCATTTCTGGTATCTCATCCCCGCCCTGCGCCGAGGTGATGAGCGAGGTCAGACCCGCCTTTTCCTTGTCGATGCCCCGCTTCGCGTCCTCCTTCACTTTGCTTGGGGTGGTGGAGTAGTTCAGCCCCAGGGCCTCGAATTGCATCAGCAGCGTGCGCTGAATCTTGTCGTAATGGGGCAGCAGGGGTGACGGTTCGTTCTTCATCTGTCCCATCGAGCCTGGCACCATCGTCATAAGTTCTCCTTCAAGCAATTCCTCTTGTATTTTGTCGAGCATCACCTGATTCATGGCCGTCGCCCTGACTTGCGGAGTGAGCCATATTTCCATCTTGGCTCCCGTTCGCGCCTCAATCATCTTGCGCAGCTCCAGTTCATAGGCATGCGCCGTTCGTTGTTTTGCCATAGTTATTTGCTTTTTGGTTTTCGTCCTCTCTTATTATGGAATATGATGGGCAGCTGTTGTGACCGCTCCCACGGATCACGGTAGCGGCTCACGTCAATCTTGCGCACCGGCAGCTTGCCGAAGTACGGTTCTTCCTGCCACCGCTCCCACTCGTCATCGCACCAGCGTTTCAGTGGGTGCTTTGGTGTGTGCTCGCTTTTGCGGCTCCGTGCTATTCGGGCGTTCAGTGCATGACGGGTTCCCAGACAGACGAGCGTCTCCTGGCTCCCGAACTCGCGCTCCGCTTCGGGTATCAGTCCCAGCAGCGGACACTCATTGCAACAATCCGGCTGCTCAGGGTGTAGTTGTATCTGCTTAAATGGTTTTGCTGGCATAATCGAAATTTATTTGATGTTCATCGAATAAATGCGGCACCTCGGCATAGTCATCATGCGAGCATATGCCTCTGCTCTCGGTTTGCAATTTATTTTGCTGTTCGTGGGGATAGTTCGTAATTGGGTGATTCTTCGGTTGGTGTCCGTGCCACGTTCCTCGGAGCGGTAGCCGTTGGGCCGTAGAAAAATGAGAATTTGAAAAAATCCTGTGTTAAATGATATGA